GGTGAGCATCTGCTCCTGCTCGTCGCGGAACTCTTCGATCTGCTCCGTCAACTGCCAGTTCATGTAGTCGCGCTTGCGCTCTGCGATCTCCAACTTGGACTTGTCTGGGTCGCCAAGAATCTTGGTGCGGGTTGGGCCGTTAGGCGGGAACAACTCCTTGATCGCCCGTGAAGCAAAGTCAACGCAGGCCTCGGCCATCACAGGGTGAACGACCTTGCTGGCCCCGTTGAAGTTAGCGCCGCCCGGAGCATCGTTGCCCATGCCGGTGCGCTTGATGCCTTCCTCGTACTGCTTGTCACGCAGCGAACGGGCTTCCTTGTCCTTGTCGATGTACTCGATGTACTGCATGGCAATACGGTCAAGATCAAACGGGTCGATCTCGTCGCTGTCGGCAAGGTTCTCGTAGAAGTCCTCGTCCTCCTGCGGGCCACGGGTCTTGTCAGGCATCGTGACAACAGCAGAGCCGTCAGGAAGCTCCTCGATCTCGGAGTCGTCAAGCTCGATGTCAACCTCGACTGAGCCGTCCTCGTTCTCCGTCATGCCCTCGGGCATATCCTGTTCTTCCTCGCTCCCAATGCCTGGGACTTCGCGGCCATATTCCTGCTCGATGGGGAATTGCGTTGCCATAGTTAAGCCTTAGCCTTTCGTTTGTTCTTCACCTTGATCAAGCCACCAATCGCTTCGTTGATTTCTGGCTTGCTCGTGTTATATGTGCCGCGATTGCCGATAGCCGACTTGATTTTGCGCGGGTCAAGCACATTGATCTCGCCTTCCTCAAGCGCATGAATCGCGTCATAGCCAGCTTTTTTTACGCGCTCAATAACTTCCTCATCAGTCAACTTTCCAGACGGGTCAAACCGATTGAACAATTCGCTTCCCGAGCGATTGACCCTGGTAATTTCGAATGGGTTCTTTATTTGGGCGTAAACAGGCAAAACATTTGGCTGGTTGGTGCTGCGCCTGAGATTGACAACATTTCCATATTCAGATGCCACCTTGGGATTCTTCGTCAAATATGTCCCCGGCCCCATAGCTCCGATGACAGATGGCTTGAACTCAGAGATGTCTGCGCCAGTGCCGTGATACAACCGATCCTTGACCTTGCTGCTCTCCAGCATCTTTGCAAGATTGGCTTCCCGCTCGGCAGCAGGCAAAACTTCCTGCGTTCCTTTGAGCGCCTTTGCCAGCTTTGCCAAACCCCCAGCCTGCATTTTGATCTCACCGCCAGCCTTCTTGCCGGTGTATTCCTTCATCAACTCCTCGTACATCTTCATCTCATCGATGTGCTGGGGGTCAACCATCTGGCGCGGCGTTGCGGTCTGATACACCCGAGTGGCGTCTCGCGGGCGGTATTCTTTCTTGATGAACTCCGCCACATCAGGGAACTCAAGCTCGGCAGGCACAGGGTATCTCGTGCGGCTGATGGCCGACTCAGGAACCTTGGGGATGACATGGCTGTACGTCGGGTGAGCCGACATCAGCAGATCAGCGGGGTTGACGCTGGGGTCAAGGCGCATCTGCGACAGGCCCGATGTCAGCACCTCGGTGTTGCGAAGCTCAGGCTCAGTGATGGCGTGAAGGATCACCCGGCCATCAGGCAGGCCCAGCTTCTCCGTGTACTTGGGCAGTTGCATCATCGCGTTGAAGTGCTTCCGCAGTTCCGGATCGAACGCGAAGTGCAGGTACGCCGACTCCTTGTCCTCGATGCCGGGAAAGCCTGGGCGGGGGCCAGACTTCTCACTGCCCTTACGGATCAACTCGTTGAACTGCTCAATCTGCCGCTTGTTCATCTTGCTGGGGTCAATCGCCCGCAAGTTGGCGTCAGCAAAGTGCAAGGCAAAGTTGCTGCCCTGCGGCCCCATTGCCAAGAACTGCCCCAGCACCGGGGCGTCCTTGTTCGCCTGGGAAAGCTCCTGCACCCGCTTCTGGAACGTAGCGGCCACGGGGTTGTTCGATGCCCAGGCTCCCTCTCCACCAAGGCCATACAGCGGCCCGCCATACTGCGGTGAGGGTAGGTCAAGCTCATAAGGGCCAGCGCGGTACAGCGTCTTGTCGGCAATCGTCGTGTCGCCAGAGACGCCGATCTTGAGCATCCCCAACTGCTTCTCGATGTCAGCCACCTCTTGCGGCAGCAGCGTCCTGCCTTCGGTCGGGCGGATGTCGTGCGACAGTTCCCGCTCCATCTGAAACTGCTTGAGCGACTTGCCAGCGGGGTTGATCGACTTCTTGGGATCGGGGCGAACGAACTCACCCGTCATCTGCTGGGCCATGCGCTGGGCGACAGGACGAATCTCTTCCTTCGTCTTGGGCGCAGCCCTGGGCAGGTTGAGCGGCAGGGATGGCTCGGCCTTCGCAGCCTTTGCCGCAGTCTTCAGCCCCTTGAGCAGACCGCCCCCGGCCAGTTTCTTGTCCATGACCTCCATCATCTGGGCGTCAGGGTTGTCAGACATGGAGACCTTGCCGCCTTCCTTCTTGCGCTCAAGGATGGTCAGGGCGTCCTCTTCACCAGGGAACACAACGAAGTTGCGGGTGCCCTTACCTGCGTCTCGGCTGGTTGCATCGAGGTACTTGATGCCTGGGATGCCGTAGCCCCGCATAGCTTCGCTGGTGCCGACCTGATAGTTCTCAGTGTCGAACAGGTCAGGGCGATACCCCTCGTCGCGCATGACCATGCGGTGCAGGTCTTTGCCGGTGATGCTGCTGTCGATGCTGCCAGACTCCTTGCGAACCTGATCGACGTACTTCTCCCAGTCAACATTGTTGGAGTAGTCAACCGGATCACCTCCGGTCATCTCCGCCCACTCATCGGCCTCTTGGCGCAGGCGCATATCAGCAACCTTCTCGGCCTCCCTCTGGCTCATGCCGACCTCATAGTCCGTTCCCTTGAGCGCCTTGATAACCTCGGGCTGCTCGCTCAAAGGCTTGTCCCAGTCCAGCATCCGGGCGATCTTCTCGTCGGGGAGGTCTACGGTGTAGAGGGAGCCGGGATCAGCGTGATGTATTTCGTTTTTCAGCCTTTTGTAAAGCTCTGCCCTCTCCGAACCTTCTTTGTATTGTCTCGGAAGCTGTCCGGTCTTTCTTTGCGTCCCCAGCACCATGTCGTCAATGATGGAGTCCGCAACACCCGAGGGGCGAGTGACGCCGTCAAGATAACCTCCGCCAAACTCAGCATTCACCAAATCCTGGACTTCCGCTCTTGTGAGACCAGCTTTACCTTTGTAACTAAAACCACGGTCGGAAGATAGCCTTGACTGATACCCTTTTGCCACCTCTGGCGATTCAGCCAAATACAGCCCATGCCCGTAAGCCTGCGCCCCCTCGCCCGTGCCGATCTTGCTGGAGTCGAACTTCTCGAATTTGTGCGGAGAGCCGTGATACACGGTCAGCGGGGAGACCGATTGGCCTGATGCCTGGACAAAGTCCTTGCCTGCCCGCGTGACGGCCCTGGGCACGGCCATAGCAGCCCTGGCACCCGACAGCGGGCCGGTGTATGCCCCTCCTGCCAACTGGCTGGCACCAGTGAAGAACTGGCCCACAGGCGTCTGGCTTGCGCCGCGAAAGGGCAGGCGCTTCTCGATGTCCTCGCTGGTCGGCAGGATGGTCGGTGACTCCTTGCCGGTGATCAGTTCGTAGGGCAGGCGGGCCAGGGACTCGATGTCCCCAGGCATCCCCAGCGTTCCAGAGATGAAGCCACGGGCGACGGCCACCGGGATATTCGCAGACGCTTGGCGGTCTTGCTGCGACTCAGGACGGCGTCCGGCGCGGCGATAACCAACATATGCGCCGCCTGCGGTTTCGAGCGGTGACTTTTTCGCAGATTTATCAGCCATGACCGTTGCCTTTCTGACCCGAATCATAATCGTTGGGGCTTGTCAAGTCCACCTCGCCAATATCACAGTTAAAGCAGCTTGGCCTGACTTGACATATTCCGAGACGCTCGCAAACGGTCAAACCAATGGTCAAGGACTTTATGCGCGTACTCTCTCGAAATAAGGATGTTCCCCTCCGTGCGGGAGAACTCAAGCCGCCCTTCGCAGACCGTGATCCTTGCGTCATACTGCGTAGGGGTTAACCCTTCGTTGTTGTCCTGAGTCGATGTAGTCGTCTTCATCATATGGCTCCGGTGCGTCTCCGTCGATGTCGATGAATCCTGCGTCCCGGAGGAACCGCAGGGCTTGGGTCGTGGCGTCCACGAAGTCGTCGTGGGTGGTGTCGGGGAATGAGCAAAGCTGGCTCAGGAGCGGCTCGGCCCAGTCCCGGACATATCCTGGCCGCTGGCTCGATTCTGGCATCCAGACCCGGCCACGGGCAAACAGGGACGAGACGATGTTCAGCCGCTGGAGCTTGTCGGCCCCGCCTGGGTTGTACGCCCTGACCGGCAGATGCGCCCGCTGGAGGTCTTGAATCAGCGAGATGCCTGCGCTCTTGTCTTCGATCAGGATCAGGTCAACGCGCTTCCTGTTCTTGCCCTCGCCGTACACCACCTCGTACTCGTCCTGCACCTTCGGGCGGAGGTCGGGGTATTGCAGCCGGTCTTGCCAGCAGTCGATCAGCAGAACGGACATCGGGCCGTCGGTGGGCTTGAACACGCCCCAGGTCGCCGCTGCCGTTGGATCGTTGACGGTCTTCTCGCTGGTGGCGCAGTCGTACGATTGCAGGATGTACTCGAACTTCGGGAACTCTTTGTCCGTCGGCCAGAGCTTGATCATCTCCCGCTTGACGATGCCCGACTCTTCGGGGTCGATGATCTCGGCGTAAATCTCCTGGCGTCCGAGCTTCGTGCCCTCGTACTGAAGAATTTGCTTCTGGAAGCTGGGCGCAAGGTTTGCAAGGTTCGCGTAAGTCGAGGCGGTCGTCAGCTTGACATCGTCGCCGTCCCGTCCTACAAGCTCGATGATCAAGTCCTTGGGCTTTGGGGTCGTCGTGCAGAGGATGCGGGTCTTCTTGCCCAGTCGCACCCCGAACATGATCTGATCCCAGGCTTCCTGAAGGTAGTCCCATGCGGCCAATTCATCACACCATGC